CCCGCTACCGTCGGCGTCGTCGTGCTCAAAAATGGAGGCGTCGCCGCGCATTCCCTTGGGGTATGTTTCAATCTCACCGTCCTGAATTCTGATGCAATAGCCAAGGCTTTTGGCCCGGTCGGTCAGCTCTGATTTGGTCATTTTGTAAGCGCTCATTGGTTCGTTTGGTTTGGTGTTTCGGCCAACCCGTTTGTCAGGTTGGCCCTTCTGATACGGCAGGCTTTCCAGAACATCAAGAAAAAAATTAAATACTTTGGTATCTCCCTATTCCGGTTGCTGTTTATACCTCGTGTTATACGGGCGTTATACGCTGGTTATAACCTTGGTTTCTACCTTGCGTATAACGCGACGTATAACGGTTTTTGCCCGCAAACCTATACGGCTCTAGGGTTTTCTCTTTTTCCCGCCCCACTCCCCCACGCGGACGCGCCCGCCTACGCCTCCACACATCGCCCCCCCACCACCGCGCCCCTCCCCCTTTTAAGGGGGGAGGGGCGCTAGTGGGGGGGGCGTATGTGGGTCGAGGCGGCTAGGCTAGGGGCGGGGCGCAAATGGGGGGGGGAAGAAATTAAGATTAGCTTACAATTCAGTAATGCCGATTTCCCGCACGCTGGGGGGTCGCCAAGGCTGTTGCGGGGCATGAGCGCGACAAGGTGCCACAAGGCGGGAGCGGAGGGCTGAAATCGGCTCTCAGGCGGAAATCAAACAATCGTTTGAAAATACCCTCCCCAGCTCACGAAATATTAGGCTTTTCAGGGGTCTTTTCCGATAGACTTTCAAACGGTCGTTTGAGCATTTTCCTGAGCGCGAAAGTTGACGGGCAGGGGGCGGGGGGCTTATCCCAAAGTCATGGACGGCTCACGCACGCCCGCGCAGGCCGCCATGGTCGATGCGGAGATTGACCAGATCGTCGGCGCTGCCAGCGGCTCGCCGACGTTCGACATCGCGGATCCGGCGAAAATCAACAACGCCGTGCTGGACGCGCTATTGGCCCGCTGCCCACCTGACTACCTCGCCGAGCGCGTTTGGCGACTCTGCGAAGCCAAGCGGCGGATGAAGGACGGCAACGAGGAGGATGATGTTCGGGCAAACGAGGCGGGGCTGAAGCTGGCGCTGGCCTACTCCATCGGAAAACCCATCGAGCGGCAGCAGATCATCACGAAAACGATTTCGTCGGATCCCGTCGCGGACATCGAAGAGCGCCTTGCCAAATCCCCGTCGCTTCGCCGATCGCTCGCCGCCACGCTCGCCAAGGTCGAAAGTCAAACGGTCGTTTAACTGTCATTTTAACCGGGATTTTGAAGTTTCCCGGTTGCTTTCGCCGGCAATGGTCCTATCTTCAACGCATGAAGGCATTTTCATACTTGAGGGTTAGCGGCAAAGGACAGATCGAGGGCGATGGATTCGATCGGCAGCGCGACGCTATCGCGAAGCGGGCGAAGGCCGACGGGTTCGAGATCGTCGCCGAGTTCATCGACGCCGGGATTTCCGGCACCAAGGATTTGGACGAGCGCCCCGCGCTTTCGGACCTGTTCGCGGCCATCGTCGGCAATGGCGTGCGCGTCGTCCTCATCGAGAGGGCGGATCGACTGGCGCGGGACGTGATGGTCGGCGAGATCCTACTGTCCCAGTTTCGCGAGGAGGGCGTCAGGGTCATCGAGAGCGAGAGCGGCATCGACCTGACAGCCGACGATCCGGACAACGCGACGGCGACACTGGTTCGGCAGATCCTCTCCGTCGTCTCGCAGTTTGAGAAGACATCCATCGTCGCCAAGCTGCGAAAGGCGCGAGCTCGCAAACGCATCGAGACCGGGCGCTGCGAGGGCGTGAAGCCGTTCGGCACGCTTCCCGGCGAGGATGAAGCCGTCGCGAGGATGAAGGCGCTCAGGCGCAAGCCAATCGGCAAGGCCAAGCGCATGAGCTACGCCAAGATCGCCGACGCTCTCAACGAGGAGGGTATCCCATCGCGCTCAGGTCGTCCTTGGGGACCGTCGAGCGTGCAAGACATCCTCAAGCGTTGACGATTCCCCGACGAGACCCTTGCCAGAACGTGAGCCCGCCGCCTATCACTCGGCTGCGCGAGGGCGCGGCAGGTTTTGTTTCTGGTCGTTTCGTTTCCCTGCTTCGTCCTCGCCGCTCCAATCGCAGGGTCGCCAAGAGGTAAGGCACCGGGTTCATACTCCGGCATCGGGGGTTCGATTCCCCCCCCTGCAACCACACCTTCGCGGACACTCCGCAAACCCCGAGACAAGCACCCCATGACACCGAAACCAAAAGGTAAAGGCAAAGGCGGCAAAGGCAAAGGCAAAGGTTGCTACTGACCCGTCGCTCGCAGGGTTCCGGCCCTGCGAGCAATCCATCTCCAGCATGAGCACGCTCACCGACGCACTCAGAGACGCCACCGAGTGGGACACAGCCGCATGGTTCGAGGCTTATGGCAAGATCGAGCGCAAAGGCGGTGAGATCGTGAGCCCCGTCGCCAACGTGTATCAGTCCCGCATCAGCGAGATCATCCAATGGGCGCACGAGCACGGCAGGCCATGCCGCATCGTGGGACTGAAGCCCCGGCAGAAGGGTAGCAGCACGTTCGGCGTCGCTGCGGCGTATCGACGCCTGCAAGCCAAGCGCGGGCGGGGCGTCATCGCGGGCGGCGCTCACTTCCAAGGCCAGAACCTCTTCAAGATCCTCGGCACCTACGCAGGCAACGACGAGCGGGATCCGGACTCGTGCAAGGTGATGGACATGGAGGCGAGGTTCAAGAACGGCTCGTCGCTAGAGCGCGTGACGCTCGCCAATGCCAATGCGGGACGAAGCGGGACGTATCAGGTGATGGTCATCACCGAGGTCGCGTATCTCAGCGAGGAGGGCGTCGCCAATGCCACCCAAGTTCTCAATGGCTTCCTCAAGTGCGTGCCGATGGAGCCGGACACGCTGATCTTTCAAGAGAGCACGGCCAAGGGCGCGACGGGCGACTTCTACGAGACCTGCCAAGGCGCGATCACGTTCGACGAGTTCAAGGCCGGGCGCAATGGCTACGTCCTCGTGTTCGCGGCGTGGTATCAGTTCGATGACAGCCGACTTGACCCGTCGAGCGAGGGGATCGACTCGATGGCGGACTTGACCGAGGAGGAGCAGAGGCTCGCCGCGAGGTGGAAGCTGGACTTGTGGCAGGTTGCGTGGATGCGCTACGCCATCCGCGAGGAGTGCAAGGGCGACTGGGACCGCTTCTGTCAGGACTACCCGTTCGACGTTGAGACGGCGTTCCTGAAGTCGGGCCGATGCAGGTTCGAGCAGGCTGGGCTGGACTATCAGGACCACGTCTCATCCATCCGCCCGCGTGAGTTCGGGTGCTTGGACCACAACGAGCACGCCGACCGCATCCAGTGGACGCCGACGCAGGAGCAGCAGGCACGGGTCGTGCGGTGGGAGCAGCCGCGACAAGGGTGCTGCTACCTCATCAGCGTCGATCCGATGACAGGCGCGTCGCAGACGGGCGGGGTTGATCCGGACAGCCACAGCGTCCTCGTCCACCGTGCGGGCTACCTTAACCACAACAACGAGTGGATCGAGCCCGCACTGGTGATGCGGAACATCCTCGTGCCGGACGGGGTGCGCTTCGGGTGCTGGTGGGACATTGACGTGCTGGAGGAGGAGGTCTGGCGGATGGCGCGATACTGGCAGGCGCTCATCGTGCCGGAGATGAACATGGACCGGGGGATGGTGGAGCTGCTGAAGCTGCGGATGGACGTGGACATCTACCAGCGAGAGATATTCAACCGCCGCGAGAACGTGCGGACGAAGGCGCTGGGGTGGATGACGGACACCAAGACGCGCCCGATGATCGTCGAGACGCTGGCGGCGAGGTTGCGCGAGGCCGGACGCGGCGGGATGGGTGGCTACGAGGTCCGCTGCCCGTGGGCGATCAGCCAGCTCAAGCATTTCGTGGTGAAGCAGAGCGGGCGGGCGGAGGCGTCCTCCGGCAAGCATGACGACGACGTGCTGGCGCTGGGCATCGGCGTGCAGTTGTTGGACATGGCGACGCCGTGGCGCGAGTCTCAGCGCGACGAGTGGTTGCCCCGCGACTTGCAGGCGCTGCGGGGCGCTAGGGGGAAGGTTTCCGGCGGGGCGAGAACATTTTCTTGACGGAGACTTTCCAGAACATCAAGGTTTCCGGGCATGAGCAAACCAAACTACCGATGCCGAGAAGGCAAAACCCCGGTCTTCGCCGTCCAATTCCTCAACAACGAGGAATCAATCGCCAAGATCATGGAGATCACCGGCTGCAACCCTCCGGATCGCGAAACACTTCGCGGCATCGACCACAATGGCGAGCACTTCCCTCTCGGGAGCTGGCTGATGTTTTGCGACTGCGAGGAATGCGCGATAGAAGGCGACAAAGTCTCGTGGTGGACCGATGACGAATTCCGAGAAGGCTTTGAGGCGATCGACAACGTGGTTGCTGATCCGTCAGGCAGGATTTCAATCAATCTGGATGGCGTTAGAGTCCGGATTAAGATTGAAGGAGACTTGGGTGATATTGATGAGCTGCTTGATGGGCTAGTTGATAATCTCGAACACCTTGTTTCAGAGCTGAAGGGGTCCAAGACTGACGGACTCAAACCTTAACACTTTCGGGGATGCACTGGTTTCGACTTGATCGACGTTTCAACTGATAGCATGGGGAGGTTGATCGGCTGGCCTCCAAAAAAGCCGCTCACAAGTTCAAATGGCAACAACGTCATTCGCGGACAGTTCGGAAATCGCGCAATCTCGCAAGAGTTGCTCGCTCTCCCAGCCTAAGCAAACACGGTCAGGGAAGCGCCCGCTCCGCCCTGACTACAAACCGGGCAAAAAACAGTCTGAGTCCTGCCGATGATTCAGTGGTGGAGGCGACTTAACCGTCGCCCTGATGGGTTGGTCCCGCCCTCCGCAAGGAAACAGGGGCCGATATAACCATGTTTGAAGTCAGTTGTCAGTCGGTTGAGGACAGGGGTTCGATTCCCCTCATCTCCACCATTTTTCGCACGCCGGGAAGCACCCGGACCCTAGCCTCATCGTTTCTCGGGACAGAGCGATGAGGGGTTAGCGTCCCCCGCCCTCGTTTTTCTGGCTGCTTTGTCGGGGGCGGGGGCAACTCTCAAGCCTCAAGAACAAAATGGACATCCCGCCAAGCGAAACACCCACCCCGGATACAGACGGCGAATGGAATCGGCTCGCGGGCCAAGACCATCCAGAATTTGAACGTAACCTAGCCGATTTTGCCCGCAGACTTGAACGCGAGCGCGACGAGGCGCGGGAGAAACTGAAATGGCGGATGCATTGGGTCGAGACGCTTCGTCGTGTGGGCAGAAAGCTCAGGAAAGAGCGGGACGAGGCGATCCAAGCCAGAAAAGATAGTGCAGCAGACTGGCTCAACCAAGTGCGAAATGCAGACTTTCGTGTTACTAGGATCAAACGCGAGCGGGATGAGGCCCGCAACGTGGATTCCCGGGCGTGAAAATTGACAGAACGTGAGGAAAGCCCTAATTCCTCGCGCATGGCTGAGACACAAGTTCCATTCGCTGCGGGCAAGGCTGCCGCGCTGAGTTCCTACCTTTCACGCGGAGGCGCGATTTCAAAAAAGGGAACATACACCAAGGGTAAGATGAAGGGGAAGTCTCCCGAAGAGGTGACGGCGGCTTTTGAGACCTTGTGGGCGAATGTTGACGGATCCATCAAAGACAAATACGCCAAGCGGGCTTCGCCGGAAGGAGCGCTTTCCCCGAGCGAGCAGAAGGCGATGGGCAAAGAGAAGATGTGGCAGATGGGCAAGGATTTACGCCCGGAAACAGTAACCATGCCAGCGATGAAAACCGTCACAAACCCATCGGCGACGACGGAGTCTGATGACAGGAAAAGCTCAAGGGGGTCCAACCCGACAGGTCCGAGCGGAGCCAATCCGAGGGGACCGAGGGGAGGCGCTCCGAAGGCCGATGACGATGACGGATACACCGCGCCGACAACACCAGTCGGAACCCGCAAACCGGATCAAAGCACGGCGAGCAACGGTCCCGGCAAGCCGATTTCCGCTGGCTTTGCACCCGGATCTGACGAAGCCCGTGCTGCGGCGCTGACGGAGAACAGCGCGAATGATTGGGCTAATACCGCCGACAATGGATCAGGAGGTGATGCAGCCGCCGCCGCATTGGAGAAAAAGAACAAGGCTGAGACGGATTCCGCAGCAGCACCCGCAGCCAAGACTCCCGTGGCAAAACGATCAGGCGCATCAACTGAGGAATTGCTGGCGCAAGGAGTGATAACGAAAGATGAGGCAGCTAGCCGGTCATCGACCCCGTCAAAGCCGACCAACGCCCCCACTCCTCCGGTGAAGGATGACTCGTCGCCTGTATCCAGAGCGTTATGGGGAACGGCTCGAATGGCTGAAGACGCTGTGGTTGGTGCTGCGAATTGGGTTTCCTCGCCTTTCAAATCAGATGTCAATGCGGCGAAAGACAAAAAGCAACTTGACGATTCCAACGCAAGTCACAAGGCAGGGCAAGACGCCGCCGCTTCCGCCCGTGCCGCCGAGGTTGCGAAAGTGACAGGCAAACCAGTGGCGCAAGCCTCCGCGCAGGGAGCGCCAGCAGCAGGTCAGTCGCCCGCGCCAGCGCCGGGAACCGCGCCAGCAGCAGCGCAACAATCGCCAACGGGCTACCAAGGCCCGACGGGTGCTCCTCAAGCCGCCCCCACCGGAGCGCCCGTGATGGCACAGCCGATGGGAGATGTGAAGGATGCAGCGGGCAAGGTTACAAGCAGGGTTCCCATGGACCCGGCGATCAAGAGCGACAACGGCGCGGGACTCACCCGCGTCAACCGCCTGACGGGTCTTCCGTTCGGATTCAAACCCGGCGACTCGTTGCCGAAGTCTGCGGATGCGACCATGCAGCAGCGCGGAAATGATTCGGCGATGCGCCAGAGCATCAACCAGTCGCGGGCCATCCCGGCGCAGAACAATACTCCGGGCCAAAATGACGCGGCGAACAACGCGCTTCGCTCGATGGGGATTGCGCCCACCAGAGAATCCACCCAAACACCGGTTCCACGCGGCCCCGCCAGCCAGCCCGAGCCAAAATATCAGAGCCCCATTGCCAAGGGCGGCGCTTTTTCCGATGAGGCTTATGCCAGCACCCGTGCCGCGCAGGCGGAAGGGTTCAAGCGTCAAGCGGAAGAGGCTAAAAAGCCGACGATGGATGACGTGAACCGCTCTTTCAAGCCCGGAACACCTGAACACACTGCCGCCGCGTGGGGGGTCAACGCCAAGACCGGAGAGCAGTTGACCAAGGAGGACACTAAAAACACCGCGCCGACCTCTTCCCGCGTCGTCTCCAGCCGCCCCGCCACTGCCCAAGAAAGCAAGGACGGCAAGGCGCGTGAAATCCCGGCGATCCAGCCCACCCCGGAACCTTCCGCCAAGGCAAAACCTAAATTTGCGCGTCGTTAACGCTGAACATTCCCCACATACAATCACATGGCTGATTCTCTTGGTTTTCGTCAAAAAGGCACGGATATTTCCCGTGGATTTCAATCTGAAGCGACGGACGCGGATCCGAGCGAGGAGAGCGGGTTCGCCGCCAACATCGGAGTTCCGGTGTGGCGACAGTTCGTCAACAATGAGGGTTTCCAGAAGGCGTTCAAGGGCGCGATCGACGCGGAGAAAAGCTACCAGCGCCAGATGGCGAGCGAAAACCGCTCGTCCTCTTCCGGCGGAAGCTGGAAGGGCGTTGACGGCAAGGTTTCCCGCCTGAATCGCGGCATCCCCGAGGAGCATGACGCCGAGTCGTTGCTCGATCACCCGGAGCTTGGCGGCATCGCCCGCAAGTCGGTGTGGGACCGCGACATCAACGACGCGAAGCGCGAGAGCGAAGATGCCGATTTACGCATCAAAGATCCATCGTTCCATGCCCGTGGGCTGGCGAAAAAAGACCGCGAAGCCATCGAGGCGGAAGGTTCGATGCTGGCCGAGACCGACCCCCGCCACATCGAACTCAAGGCGAAGCTGGTGGCTGACACCGAGTATCAGGCGGAGAAGTCCGCGCTGGCGCAAAAGTCATGGGACGCGAAAGCCCGCGCCAACCAGATCGAGTCCACCGACCCGGATTCTTGGCTGGCGCAGCGCAACCAGCCGACCGCGCAAGAGCAGCGGGCGCAAACCGTCGCCACAGCACAGGCGCAGCGGAGCGAGGTGGACATGGTGGAGGAATCCGCCGCCCGCCGCGACGCCGAACTGCAAGCCAAGCTCGCAGCAGGCATGCCCGGGCCGGAAGCGGTCGCCGCGCAAGCCGAGCGGGCGGAGATCGCCAATGCACGCGGACTTGCCGCCCAAAAGCGGGTGGAGGCGGAAGCGCCGATCAAGGCGGTTCAAGGAGAGGCGGAAAAAGAGAAAGCGTATTGGGAAAAAGCAGGTGCTCCAAACGCTGACGGGAAAACCCCGCCCAAGGATTTCTTCAACGTCGGCGACACCGTTTCGGGCATCTGGGATGCCGTCAAAGGACTCGGGACATCCGCCCCGGCGGCATTTTACCAACTGGTCGAGGGCATGGAACGCCCGGACCAGTATTCGGAAAGCGCCAAGAAGGCGTTCGCCGAGGCCGATGCGTTCAACAAGGAGATGCAGGCCAAGACTGACGCAAATCAGGCAGCTGGAACATCCTCATCGGTCGGCGAGTCGTTCCGTGAAGCAGGCGGCAGCCTTGGTTTCTCGCTCGGGTCGATGGCGGCGGCAATTCCGGCTTCCATGGCTGGCGCGAAAGGCGGAGCGATTGCTGGTGGCGCGATTGGTGGCGCGATTGGCGCTCCCGCCGCTGGCGTCGGCGCGGCACCCGGAGCCGCGATTGGAGCATCCATCGGTGGAACCATCGGCGGCGTCACCGCAGGCATGGCGGCGTCAGGAACTGCCGCTTACCGCATGGCGGGCGCGTCGTTCCTCAACGAGTCATGGCAGCAACTTCAAGCTGAGTCGCAGAAGAAGAGCGGTCGCCCGATGAATGAGGCGGAGATGCAGTCTGCCTATGACGCGCTGATCCCGATCGCGCAGAACACGGCACTTTGGGAAGCAGGCCCGGAAGCGGTCGGCAATGCTGTGACCATGGGGGCTGGTCAAATCATTTTCGGACTCGGTAAGGGTCTCGCCAAGAAGTTCGCCGGTTCAATCGGGGCCAAGGTCGTTGCAGGCTCGGGATCGCTTGCCACCGAGCTTGCCACCGAAACCATGACGCAGGTGGAGCAGGGAGCGGATCAGAAAAAAGCCCAAGCCATCGCCCAAGGCCAGGATCCGAACGCCATCAAGGCCAATTGGTCCGCCGGGGGCGTCGTTGATGCCTTCAAGGAGGTCGCCCCGCAAACCCTCGCCCTTATGGGTCTCATGGGTGGCGCGGGTGGTGCGCTCAAGCTCGCTTCCAAGGCGTTGCCATCCGGAACGCCTGCCGATCCCGTAGAGGAGAAATCCCGCATCGACACCGCCCTCCAAGCGATCGACCCGGAAGCTCCGGTGGCGACCAGTGATGAAGTTGCCCGTGCCGCGATGTTCACCTCTGCCAACATGGGCGTTGAGGGGGTTGCTGACGGCGTGCTCGTCGAGCGCGAGCTGGTCGGGGTGGAAACGGCGGACGCGGAGACGCTCGCCCAAGCGCAAGCCGCGCTGAATGAGGCGCAGACCACCGGCGGCGACGTGAAAGCCGCCGAGGCGCTCGTCGCGCAAGCCCGTGTCGCCACCGGACGTGCTCCGCTCACCCGTGCCGTGCTCAAGATCGCCGCCGGGTTGCCAATGGACAATCTCACCTCCGCCGAGCTTGAAGCCGTCGGTTACAAGGCGGGAGAGGGGTCATTCACCGAGATGTCGCCCAAGGAGCGCGAAGCCGCAGGGGTTCCCGCGCAAATGCTGGTCCCCGGCCACAACAACGCACCCATCCTCACCGACGCCGCCTTGGCGCAGGTTGAAGCAGCGTCCCCCCGCGCCCGCGCCCGGATCACCATGGACGAAGCGCAAGCCCGCGCCAAAGCCCTTTCGACTCCCGCCACCCCGGCAGCGACGCCCGGAACTCCCCAGTTCGAGGTTGAGTTTAGCAGCGGCAAGAAGATCACCGTCTCCGCCGCGACCGAGGCGGAAGCCCGTAAAGCCGCCGCCGGACACCCGGATGCGTCCTACATGGACCGGGTGATGAGTGCGACAGCGATTCCTGCCGCCGCGCCCGCAGCCGCCCCGGCAGCAAAGCCCGCAGCAGTTCCGGCAGCGACTCCGCCAATGGATCAGCGACAAGCCAAGTCTCTTAGGACTCAAGCAGCCTCTCAAGTGCTTCAGCCCGGAGATCTACTGATTGACCGAAAAACCGGAGAAACGGTTGTAGTGGAATCCGTGGACAACAACTTTGGAAAGTTTGTCGTTACCCGAAATGGCGTTCGTGAAGTTGCCAGCAACATGGCGCATCCTTTCGAGTGGGATGGATTTACACAGAAGCCTGCCGCCGCGCCTGTTGCCATCGAGTCTCCCGCCCTCACCCGCGCCATCACCCACGCCAAGGCCCGCATCGCGGAACTCAAGGCGGGAAGCAAGCAACTCGCCGACGCCATCGTGGACAACGGGGCGCGGGGCGAAATGCAGGGCGGAAAGATCAACGTCAACCCGGACCTCATCATCCAAGAGGCGCTCGACGCCGGGTTGACCGAGGAGCAGGCGATTGTCCGTTTCAACACCGTGCTGGACGAGGAGCTCTCCCACCTCGGGCAAACCCGCTCCGCCGTCACCATCTGGAAAGAGCAGGGAAGCCCCGGCGACTTCAACGTGTGGTTCGAGGAGCACTACGGCAACACCATCTGGCAGGGTGAATTCGTCGCCAAGGGCAAGGCAGAGGTCGTGCGCGGACTCTACACCGGCACCACCGCCGCCGACCGCAAGGCGTGGGACGCCATGGACGCCGCAGGCAAGGCCGCGTCCGCCGCCATGCCGCAATACTCCGGACTCGCCGCGTGGGACGTGATGCCGGACGCCAACAAGGCGCTCGAAGGCATCCGTGTGATGAAGCAGCGGTGGAGCGGCAAGTCCGCCACCGAAGCCGCCCGCCTCTGGACGGACATCTCCCAGACGCTTTACCACGAACTCAAGGTGCTCTTGGTCGAACTCAAGCGCCTTGTCCGCAAGGGCAACCTCTCACCCGCACTCCAACAAGAAATTGAATACCTCGACGCCGCCCTCAAGCAATTCGCTCCAAGAAATCCAAAAGCTGATCCAAAGAAGCCCGCTTCCAGCAAAAAGGGTGATGGAACTGGCAAGCCGCCCGGAAGCGGTGGCGGCACTGGTGGCAATGGCGGGGTTGAGCCAACAGGAGGCAACGGCGCTGGTGCAGCACTTGTCGAAGGTCAGCAAGTAGTCGTCACCAAGGACGGCGTGCGGTATGAGGGCATTGTCTCCTCTTACAATGGCGTGGTCGTCAACCCGAAGAACGGCGGGTTCAATCTCATCATCGAAGGCAGGCCCAAAAAGGCGTTCTTCTTGGATCAGGTGACGATTGAGGTCGTCGCCACGCCGCCAGCCGCAGTTGCGCCAGAACCATCCGCGAAACCCGCAACAAGTGCGGACGGAGTCACAGCGGAATCCATCGAAGCCGACTATCAATCCGCCCTTCGACTCGCAGATTCATGGGCCAAGACCGATTCAGTGAGGGCGGAGCAGATGAGGAAAGCCGCCGGAATGCAAAAAGCCGCAGCGATGCGAAAGCTGACCGGAAACCTCACTGCCAAGGAGCAGCAAGCCAAGGATGCCTATGAAGCCTCAAATTACACGGGTAAGCCCGTGTCGGTTGATGGGCGGAACGGCAATGTCACAGGGGTGAATTTCGGCAGGGTTTCGGTAAAGTTCGAGGATGGCACGAAATCCAGCTTTGCGCCGGATCAGATCAACCCGCCTGTAGCCGCCGCGCCAACCGGTCAATCCGACCCTGAAGCAGCCCCCGAGTCATTCGCCCAAAAGGAATACAAGAAGCGCAAGACCGCGCTCAACAAGGCGATCAAGGCGGGGCAATGGCAGCAGGTTGTCGATCTGGCGACCGCCGACTTGGCATATTTCGAGGAAACCGGATTCCCGGATGACTGGTCGAACTGGGAGCGAGCCAAAGAGGACGCGCAGCAGAATATCAACCCGCGCAGCTACGTCGAACCGATCGCCAAGCCGCTCACCCCGCTCGAAACCCTCCAAGACAACGTCACTGGCGCGATCGGGCGTGGCGAGAAAGAGGCGGTTGTGGAGATTCCTGCCACCCCGGCGAAGCCCGCTCTCACCCCCGGCGAGCAAGCCCTGAAGGATGCGTTCTCCGACATGGTGGACGGTCTCGACTCCGCTCCGCTCGTGCCGGATGACTTCTACCGCTCCAAGGGTATCCCGCGTGAGAAGCGGACCACGTTCATGAATGTGGCTGACACGCTCTATGATGAGGGCGTCCGCACACCTGAAGCCCTCGCCATTGCGCTTGAAAAGGCGGGAAATGGCAAGTTGCGCCCCTACTCCGCCGCCATGTGGAGCATGTTAAAGGCGAACTATCCGGAGTTGTCCGACTTCTCCGATTGGGCGAGTTCTTATTCTGAAATTGACAAAACATCACCCAATGGCAACCTTAGTAGCAATGAAAACACCGCGCCTCCTACCTCAACTGATTCTGACAGTCCGCAAGCAGGTGAAGGATTGGAGTCTGGAACTGGAAGACCCCCCGTGGATTCCGAGTCCGGCGGCAAAGACCCTAGCGGCGGGGCTCCGGGAGTCTTGCCCGAAAATGGCAAAGGCGCTGGAACAGGCGGAAATTCTGGAACCGTGGGCGGAAATGCTCCACGACCGGGTTCTGAGTCTGAGACGGGTGCTGAAGGAGGAGTCGGGGATGACACCGAGCGAGGCGGAGAGCCAAGCGCGGATGGATCTGATTCCGTCGAACCCGGAGATGGAAACGGAGTGGTTGGAACAGAACCTCGTGCCGGATACCGACTGACCAACCCCGAGAGCATCATCGGCGCTGGAGGTCCGAAGGCGCGATTCGCACGCAACAAGCTCGCCCTTGAAACCTACGACACGGTTCTCTCTGAAAACCGCGATCCAACCCCGGCGGAGCAGAACATTCTTGCCGCCTACATCGGATGGGGCAGCTTTGGGCAGGAACTCTTTCAGGGGACATGGGAAAGGCCGAATCCCAAGGACAATTTCAGGACCGAGAGCGAATGGCTCCGCGATCATCTTGGGCAAAAAGGCTGGGAGAGCATTCGTGATTCCATCCTCAACGCTCACTACACGGACCCGCCGCACGTTCAGGCGCTCTGGCGGATTGTGGAACACCTTGGATTCAAGGGCGGGCGCATCCTTGAGCCATCCATGGGCATCGGGACGTTCTTCGGACTCATGCCCGACATCATCCGGTCGAAAAGCTCACTGACCGGGATCGAGCTTGATAGCGTCGTCGGAGGAATGGCGAAGATGCTCTACCCGGATGCGAACATCCGCATCATGGGTTACGAGAAGTCTGCCACCGCAGATGGATTCTATGACCTTGTGATCGGGAATTGGCCGTTTGCCCGAGAGGGTCCGAGCGACCCCCGCTACAACAGCCTTGGTCTCTCCCTCCATGACTACTTCTTTGTGAAGGCGCTGGATCAGACCCGCGCAGGCGGATTGGTCATCGGCATCACGTCGAATGGCACCATGGACAAGAAGGGGCAGAACACCCGCCGCCAACTCGCCCGCCGCGCCGAACTCGTGGCAGCATTCCGCTTCCCATCGGGCGCGTTTGACAACTACGCAGGAACTAAGGTCGTTACCGACGTTCTTATCCTCAAAAAGAGGGCAACGCCATCGGCAGACATCGAGAACGACGGATGGATCAACACTCAGCTTCGTGGGTCCGGTGAGCGGACGTTCAATGCGAACGAGTATTGGAATGCCAATCCTCAAAACGTGCTGGGAGAAATGACATGGGGACACGGCACCACCAGCGGCAAGCCGGGGATGATCGTGAACCGTCAGGACGGCTACGCCGAAGCACTTGCCCGCATTGAACAATCACTCCCCAAGGACATCCTCACCGAGTCCACAAGGAAAGACGACGCGCCCGCATTCCAGAACAAGAATGCCAGCGCAGGTCAAAACAGCGTGGTCTGGAATGAAGGAGACGTATCCACACCCGAGGGTTTCTATATCGTCCGGGGAGAGCAGTTGGAGCGGTTGGATTCCGTCTTCAAGTGGAGAGTCGCCGACAAGAAGGTGACGGAAAAGCGCACCGATGAACTGAAGCAACTCCTTGGGCTCCGGGATAGCGTTCAAAAGCTCCTCGACGCGCAGCGCGAAGGAAGTTCCGAGACGGAAACAATCCGTGCCGACGCCAAGGCGAAATACGATGCCTATGTGAAAACTCACAAAACCATTTCCAAATCCTTCATGGTGGATGCTTTGACAAAAGCAGAAGACCCCATGTCCCGGATAATGGAGAATCTGGAGCGCAAGGAAGGCAAGGGGATGGTCCCCCGCGACATTCTCCTCAAGGACATCATGCGCCGTCCTGTCACCGACGCCAAGGGCAGCATCGAGGACGCCTTTGCCATCCAGCGCAACCAAAGCACGACTCTCAGCATCGACACCATTGCCGAGTTGTCAGGAATGCCCGCCAGCGAGGTCATCGACAAGCTCAAGGCGCTCGACCAAATCTACCAGACACCCACCGGGGAATGGGAGTCACGCGAGGAATACCTTGGCGGAAACGTGCGTCGGAAGCTCAACGAGGCGAAGGACGCGCTTTCCCAAGGACTCGACATGGAGCGCAACGTCGAGGCGCTCGAAAAGATCCAGCCGAAAGATGTCCCGTATTTCGAGATTGAGGTGCAGATGGGCGCGTCATGGATTCCCCGCACCAACTACCTTCAGTTCGCCACCCATCTACTAGGCGGAGACTTGGAAAACATCGAAAAGGATTTCAACCTCACGAAAGTTCAGTCGGGATGGAATTTCAAAGTGAACAACGCCCGCCTTGAAGATGGCACGGGCGGCACGGCGACATGGGGAACCCGTCGCCTGAGTTTCTCGAAAATCTTTGGAGCCGCGATGAACGGCACCACGGTCAAGGTATGGGATACCGATTCCGATGGAGTAAAGCATCTCAACGACGCCGAAACCCAGCTTGCCAACACCAAGGTTGACGGAATCCGCGAGGAGCTTGCGTCATGGCTATGGTCGGACCCGGCGCGGGCCGGACAACTCGGGGTTGACTACAACAACGTGAAGAACTCCGAAGTGGTCCCCAATCGGAGCGGCTCGCACCTTCGCTTTGAAGGATTGTCGCTCACCCTTGGAACTTCCGAGTTCGATTTCAGACAGCACCAGAAAGACGCTGTGTGGCGGTTCATTATGGACGGTCGCGGCGTTGGCGCTCACGAGGTCGGCACGGGCAAGACGTTCACCATGGCGGGTCTTGCCGTCGAAGGTCGCCGCCTTGGGGTTTTCAGAAAAACCCTGCTTTTTGCTCACAACTCGAATGCGGAATCCGTCTATAAGGATTTCCAAGCAGCGTATCCCGGCGGGAAGTTCCTGTTCATCAACAGCCTCAACCCGGAAGTCCGCGAGAACGCCATGCGCCAAATCGCCACGGATGAATGGGACGCCGTGATCGTCACTCACTCTCTGATCGACCGCTTTGCGCTCCGCGAAGAGACCTTGATGCAGATCGCCAAAAAGGAAATCACCCAACTGGAATCCGAGATCGCCGACGAACTCGAATCCCTCGGTCAGACCATCACGGATGAGGAATTGAACGATGACAAGGCATTCAGGAAGAAGATGGCGTATGTGAAGGATTCACACACGGCGAAGGATCTCGTGAAGTCCCGCAACCGGATCATCAAGCGGATCAAGGATAAGGCGGCGAAAGCCCATGGCGACAAAGCTGTGTTCTTCGAGGATCTTGGAATTGACGCCATCATGGTTGACGAGGCGCACATCTTCAAAAAAATCTCACTCGCCACCCGCAAGCAAGTGAAGGGACTCAACAAGGATGAGAGCGAGCGCGGATGGATGCTTGGCGCTCTCACCGACACCGTGAAGGCGAAGAACAACGGCAAGGGCGTATTCCTATTCACAGGCACGCCGCTGACGAACAACCTGAATGAAGCCTACAACATGATGAAATTCGTCATGGATGATGCTATGGCGGATGTCGGGATCAATGGTTTCGATGACTGGTTCAACGACTTCGCCGCATCCGTAACCGACACCGAATGGACGACGGGCGGAACGCTCGAACCCGTCACCCGGCTACTCTCATTCGTCAACGTGCCGGAACTCGCCCGCCTCGCCGGACGCTACTTCGATGTGGTGCAGGCGAAAAACATGCCCGAGTTCGTCGCCCGTGAAACTACGGAAGGGAAATCCCCCGATGCCATCGGTCGCCCGTTCAAAACGATCCGCTCAGTCACGGCGGAGATGACGGAACGCCAGAAGCGCCACAAGGAGAGCGTGAAGGAACGCTATGAAGCCTTCCAGCGCCTCGACGGCAAGAGTAAGCGACTAGCGATGCTGAACGGTGTGGATACGCCAATCCAACTCGAAAGCGAAGGAACCAAGGCGGCACTCGACATCCGCCTGCTTTTCATGGGCGCGGAGGATGATCCGAACAGCAAGGTGAACATGATGCTGAAGAATGCCTTCGAGCATTACATCGAGGACGATCAATCGACTCAGATGATCTTCATGGAGCAGGGATTCAACGATTACACCGACTCCATGGTCGCCGTGAAGAACGATGCGGGTGAGACGGTGAAGGACGCCGAGGGGAAGACGGTCAAACAGAAGCGCCGTCGCCCCAAGTTCAACCTCGTCCGCGACATGGTCGAAAAGTTGGTCGCCCAAGGCGTCCGGCCCGAAGAGATCGCCGTGTTCTCGAATATGTCACTGGACACGATCGCGTCGCGCCCGGACGACATTCTCCGCAAGGTGATTCGCCCCCGTGGCAAGACCATCACCAAGGAGGACATTTCCGCCCTCATGCGGGAAGGGAAGATCCGTTTCGCCATCGGCAGCACGCAGACCATGGGAACCGGGGTCAATGCCCAAACGCAAATGCGGGCGATGCACCACTTGGATGCCCCTTGGACTCCCGGCGAGTTCGAGCAACGCAATGGACGCGGACACCGCCAAGGCAACCAGTGGAACACGGTTTTCGAGTATCGCTACTACACCGAGGGATCGCACGACGTTCGCCGCTGGCAGGTGCTACTGAACAAGGTGAAGTTCATCAGCCGCTTCACCGAGATGCTTGTGAATGCGGGAGGCTCAGACTTGCGGGTTCTCACGGGCGACGGCGCAGACCTTGGCGAGACCGGGGAGAACGTCGCGGACTTCGAGCAATCGCTTTCCACCGCTGCGGGCGATCCCCGCATCATGATCCGCGCCAAGCTCAAGACCGACGTGGACAAGCTGAGTCGCAAGCGCGATTCCCACTTCCAAGCAATCGCCCGGGCGCGTGAGGACATCAAGCAACTGCGGGAGCGCAAGGAGAGGGACAAGGATCAGATCGCGAGATCCGAGGAGATGCTCCAAGTCATTGCCGAAGCTCGTGAAAAACCCTTCGAGGTGAAGATTGACGGCAAGACGTTCACAGAACGTGCGGAAGCGGAAACCTACCTCGCCGCTTACCCGTCGCTCACGCAGGCGGACAACAACAAGGCGGTCATCGACTACCACGGAATCCAAGTGATTCATGAGTGGAGTCCATCCTCGTGGGCTTCTTCTTCCGTCTTCTACGCCAAGATTCCAGTCAAAGGAGGAAAGTTCGAGAAGGTCGCACTTGGGAAGTTGTCCATCGCTTCGATGGAGAACAACCTTCGAGGACAAGCCCGCGCCCTGAACAACCTCAAGGAGAGCTACAACACCATCGACGCTTCCATCGCATCATTGCAGGCGATGACCGAGCGCCCGTTCACCCGCATGGATGAACTCGCGGCGAAAGAGAAGGCGTTTCAGCAAATCGAGGCGGAAATCAACCGCGCCCCGCACTCGCCGCCCTCGTGGTTGCGACAAGGCGCTCCGGTTGGTTCGCTGGTCTATCTTGCGGATGGGAAAGCCTACGATGTCGCCGCCCACCGCTGGGATGAAAACGGATGGTGGGTTCTCGTGGAGGACAAGAACGGGATGCGCCCGGTGGACTACCGGAAGGTGTTCGATGAATCCAAGCACGAGATGTTCGAGGAGATTCCGTTCGTCCCGCCCGTCAAGGTGAAGGAATACGGCTATGCCCGCCCTACCGATCTGGCGAACTCCGCCCCGGAGAATCACACTCGGATTGACGAGACGGACGAGCGCGGACGCTACGGCGTCATTTATTACTCCCGCCCGCTATCCGCAACACAGATCCGGTCGTTCAATCTGACAGCCGTTCCGGAAAGGGAGCGGGTGAATCCTCCCGCCGAACCAGAAACAACCGATCGAGTCGGCACAGTCCCGACCTTCGGCGGCAAGCTGTTCGAGTCGAAATCCCAAAAGGGACCGCAATACCTCCGCCTGACCCGGCAGCTCGCAGGACTCAGGAAGGCAATGGAAAGATACGAGGAGAAATATCCTGACGGCAATTCCGCTGGGAATGAGAAACTCGGATTCGACCAAGAGGCGGCACAGGAGGCGCGTGAAAACCTTGAACGAGAAGAGGGGGAGACCAGCGAAGAGTTTTCAGACAGATTCGATGCGGTAAACAAGAGGGAAGACGACCTCAACGCCATTGATTCGTTCCGGGTAAGGCTTGAGAGCAAGATCGAGTCGATTGAAAAGGAACTCGCCGAATTGGAAAGCGTCCGCGCAAAAGCGGACTTGTCCACTCCCTACGGATACACCAAGGGACCATTCGGGACGTTGTATTCCGCCCCCCTCCGCGCCGACTCTCCCGAGTGGAAGGCGATGAGCAAGGAGCAGCGGAGGGAATACATCGCCAACCGTAAGGATGGTAATCCGGATTTTGACGCCAGAAGCGCGAACACGCAGCGTGCCGGGACCGTCAACACCTACCGCAAAGCGGCGGAAGGAATGATTCCGAAAGGTCACAAGGTTGTTGATTACTCCGCAGGGCTTGGTCTTGGGGCGGACGTGATGCGTTCGCTCGGTTTCAGCGTGACGACCATGGAGCCGTTTCCCGAGAAGTGGGCAAGCAAGACCCCGGTGGATTACACCGAGCAAGGCAAGGTTCCATCCTCATCCGCCGACACGGTCACAAACTTCTCCGCGCTGAATGTCGTTCCGTTAAATATCAGGAACGGGATCGTCTCTGACATCGCCCGCATCGTGAAACCCGGCGGTCAGGCAATCTTTTCGGCAAGGACTTTACAGAACGTGCAGTCCGCCGCGAACAAGCGCCCCGCTGACGAGCCGGGATCATTCTGGGTCAAAAACCAAGGCGAAGAGAATTTCCAGAAGGGATTTTCCTCACTCGAACTTGTTGCCTATCTCCAAAAGCAACTCGGAAACCAGTGGACGGTAGCGCCAAGCACCAAGCTGAATGGAGCGGTCGCCGTCGCCACCAAGAACAATCCACCGCAGACAGCCGCCAACATTATCGCGCTCGCCAAGGAGCTTGATCCCGCAGCATTCAAAGCTGCCGTTGAAGATGCGAGGGCATACATCAAACGCCGCAAGGCGGATGGCGTTGCGCTTTCCCCGGTATTGATGGGGGATCAAATCACGCTCGCCGCTCAAGGTGTCTTGGTGAAATACGCCGACAATCCTCGCGCCCTCAGAATGCTGGATGGCTATGGCGAGGATCAGTTTTCTGGACTGAACGCCGCTCCGCTCCGGGCTGATGCCTTGCCGAAAATCGTTAGGGTGGTCATCAATAACCTCGTTACTCCAAAGGTGAAAGTCTCCGGGCAATCTCTCAGAGATGCCCTAATGGCTGTCCCGAAACGTAGTTTTTACCACCCATTCGCAACGGAACTAGCCAAGCTCCCGCTAAATGCTCTCACCTTTCAGAAGTTGGTAACTCTTCGACGTTTCCCGGTGAGGATGGGATGGCAAAAACCGGGGCGACCACGCGCATACTATTCGATTGGATCGGGATTCGTCAGTAGTGACAGCGATGCCAAAATGGAGGCGGCTGTGTTGGTTCACGAGACGCTCCATGCTATCACCTCTAGAGAAATCAGCCTCCACCTTGGCGGGTCAGAAACTAGCCAAGAGGCAATCACCGTCTATCGGGAAGCATTGGAAGACGACGCTGTTCCGGTCCCCATGAAGGATTTGATCCGTCTGTTTTTCCACACGGTTGAAAAAACCGGCAATGGGGAGCACCTCCAGAACGTCGAGGGAAATGTGACATTTGACAACCCGGACAACACGGTGAAAGCCGACATGGAATACGGGTTTGGAAATCTGCACGAGTTTGTTGCGGAGGCGTTCAGCAATTCAGAATTTCAAGCCATTCTTAAAAAGCTCCCTTATCCAAAACTGACTCGGTCTGGAGAAACGCAGTCGTCATGGGATGCTCTTGTTGATGCTATTATGCGTTTGGTTCAGAATGTCAAAACTGCACTCACCAGTGAAAAGTTTGATAGCAACGTGCTGGAGCAGACCTTACGGGCGGCACTCGACTTGGCAGAAATCAACGACCTTAGATACCCCGGCAAAGAGGATCAGTTTCCTAGTCTCCGCTCCGCCACCCTGCCGAAAGCCAACTCCTTCCCCCGTGGCGTGCCGCAGGCGTTCACCGAGGAGGCGAGGGATCACCAGCAGGCGTCCGGCAGGAACCTGACGCATGAGCGGGCCGGATTCGGCAGCGCGGCCAACCGCGAGCAGCTCGACGTGGTGACGGCTTATTACGACACGATCAACGACATCCAGACCAACGCCGACAATCTGGCGGAAGCACGGCGGATGCTGGTGAACAACCCGGCGGACATCGACGCGAAGCTCGCAGGAGCCGCCACCGACAAGACGTTCCAACTCACCCCGGCGGACCATGTTGCAATGCAACTCCGCATCAACCAGCTCACCGAGCAGGCGGGCAACAACGAGGCGCTTCAGGCCGAGAACGGCGCGAGAATGCTCGCCTACCGCATCATGCGCGGTGACGTGGGGCGCTTGCTGCAAATCGGCTGGGACCGGGACTTGAAACCCGCCGAGCGGGCGCTTGCCGCGCTCACCGAGGCGATCTACATGCCATCGGACAAGATCCAGAAGGCGATTGCCAGCCTGCCCTTGTCAGAACGTAAAGCCGCCATCACCAAGGCGGCGAATGCCCGCGTCGCCTCTGTGACTGCGGAGCTTGCCAAGATCAACCTCAAGCTCTCCGACATCACCAAGGAGAACGATAAGCTGAAGCTGGCGAACTCGAAGCTGATGAAGGACGTGCAAAAGGCCCGCCCGAAAATCCAGCAGAACGTCCTGAAGATGATCCAGCAGGGCGCGAGCCTTGGGGACATCAAGCGCCGTCTCAACGTGAGCGCCGAAGAGGCGCAGAAGATCAACAAGGACGCCCGCGAAGACCTCCGCGCCAAGATCGCGCCGATGGTCGCCGCCGGGATGAGCATGGAGGAGATCGTGAAGCAACTCAACTCGCTGCAATCCGCCCCGTTGGGAGCAGGCAAGCAACTCACCCCGGAGCAGATCGCCGCCGAGGTGGAGCGCATCCTGACGATTGGATTCGGACTGCCGGAAGAGGTCCGCGCCAAGAACATCAAGCCGAAGAAGGTCGCCAAGGTGAAGCCCGTCAACGTGATGGAGGCGGATTGGTCGCGCCCCGACTTCAAGGACAACATGGACAGCGTCACCTTCGACACGAAAGACCGCTCCAATATCATGCAGCGCGTGGAGATCATCCGGGGTCTCGCCGGGGCGATCGGCAAGATTGGTTCGCTCGACGCAGGACAACAGGTCAAGGCGATGGCGGCGGTTGCGGAGATCAACGCCATCCTCGCCAAGTATGGGACCGACGTGAAGGACATCTTCGAGTCGTCGCAATCGGTGGAGTCCTACGGATTCGACCTCAACGACATCAACCATGTCGGCGCGGTGGCACGGATGATTTCCACCATGGACGCCGACTTCGTGGACAAGGCGACGGAGTTGGTCTATGCCAACATGCTCTCCGGTCTCCAGACGATGCTCGTCAACGCCACGGCGATCATCCCGGCGACATGGGAAGTCACCGTCGGGCGGGCGTATGACTTGGCGGTGAATGCCATCGTCAAAGACCCGATGAGCGCCCAGCTTGGCGAGTCGAAATACATCCTCAAAGCCCTCAAGCCCGCATGGCTCCGCGCCATGTCCAACTTCAAGGCCGCGTTCATCTCGCAACACCCGATGTTCGACCGTGACGTGCTGGCTCATGAAATCGACTGGGACAAGATCCTTGGCGGCGGCGGCTACCGGATCAACGGTTCCATCTCAGGCAAGAAGGGCGACATCATCCGAATCCCGATGCGCTTGCTGGCGGCGACCGACGACTTCAACCGGACGCTGATGGCGTGCGTCGAGGTCGGCACGTTCGCTTTCCGCATCGCCAAGGCGCGGGGGATGAAACCCGGCACGCCGGAGTTCGCCGCGTTCCTCAAGTCCGAGGTCAACACCCCCGGAAGTCCGTCCTACCTGCTTGCCGCCAACAAGGCGTCCCGCGCCATCTTCTCCAACCCGCTGCCGAGTCAGCAAGACCCGACGACTGGCAAGAAGATCGAAGTGAAGGACTTGGGCGACGTGGTCGGCTATGCCGCTGCCAGCCTCAACAAGTTCGCCGCGCAGGAGCATGACAACATCTTCGCCAAGGCGGCACTCGCCATCGTGCGGGTCTCGTTCTTCCCGTTCCAGCGCACTCCGTTCAACATCCTCCGCAAGGGCGTCCGCCACACGCTCAATCCGTTCTCGGTCTTCGACATCCTGCTTGGCACCTACCAGAACTCCCGCAAGGACAATCTTGACGGAACGAAAAGCTGGAAGTGGAACGCCAACGGGCGCAATGCTGAACTCGTGGAACGAGTCGGACAGCAACTCCAAGGGGCGACCCTGATGCTGATTCTTGCCGCCATGGGTGCCGGTGAGGGCGACGACGACGATCAGGACAAGCCGTTCATCATCACCGGCTCCTCGCCGTTCACCCCACGCGGGCGGGCGGAGCGCGAGACGCAGATGCGCTCGGGCGTCGGGCCTTACCGGATTTCCTTCCGCAAGGATGGCAAGGAGCGGTTCGGGATCAGCTACGGCAGGTTCGAGCCGATCGCCACCACCCTCGCCGCCACCATCGACCTGATGAAGTCGGTCAAGCGGTCCAACCGCGCAGGGGGCGACAGTTCGCAAGCCGCCGCCGCCGCGCTCGGTGGATTCGCCGCGCAGGCGCAGGACAAGAGCTTCATGAAGGGGATCTCCGACCTGATCTCGCTGGGGACCAACATCCTCGCCGAGCCGGACGTGAAGGATAACCGGAAGTTCCAACAGTTCCTTGCCTCCCGCTTCTCGATGGTTTTCCCGAACCTCATCAAGCAACCGATCCGCGAGATGGACGCGAACTTCCGCGAGCGGTCGGATTCGTTCATGCAGGAGGTTCTTTATCAGGTCGCTCCCGCCGGACAGAAGAACGCCAAGCGCGACCCCTACGGCGACGAGGTGACGAAGACCGGCAACGCCGCCGGACGCATCATCGACATGACGGAGATGGGGACCGACACGGTCAACCCGGTGGACGCGATGCTGCTGCGCTTCCGCGACAAGAACCCCGGCAAGGCGTGGTTCCCTTCCTCCATCACCACGGCGGAGTTTGTGAACAAGCGCACGGGCAAGCCGCAGAAGATGACCGGCGACCAGCTTGCCACCTTCCGCGAGCTGTCCGGCAAGCTGACCAAGGCGCTTCTCAAAACCCAATTCATCAACTACAACAACCCCACCGAGGTGGACGTGAAGAAAGTCAAATCCGCCTACGAGCAAGCCAAGTCCAAGACCAAGGACGCGCTCGCCTTCCGATTCTCCAAATAACACCCCGAACCTCACAGAACATCAATACCATGGAAAACCAAGCAGACACCCACGCCGCCGCCTTCAAGGCCGCCACCGAAGCCTTCAAGGCCGCCACCGAAGCCCACGCCGCCCACGCCGCCGAGGTCAAGGCCGCCTCCGAAGCCCACGCCGCCGCCTTCAAGGCCGCAGAGCAGGCGGCCAAGGACGCCGCCGGGAAGGCGAAGAGCCTCTAAGGCCGGGCGGACCTTACAGAACATCAACATTAACATCATGGAAGATCAAATCGAACGCATCATCACCCCGAGGGCCGGGGAGATCCCGCAGAAGGACGACGGCGTCTCGCCGCTCATGCCCTTTCCCACCTCCTACGTCCTCACCCGCGAGCGGGAGGAGGAGCTAATCAACCACGCGATGACGCGGCTCCAGGATCTCGAAAGCGAGACCGGGCGGGACGTGTGTAAGAACGGCGACTGGCACGGCGCGGGCGGCGAGTTCGCGGACTCCGGGGAGATGGAGGGGCTGACGCGGGCGTCGCGCTCGTGGATGGGCAAGCGCGAGTTGTTCGATCTCACCTTCAAGAACGAGGTGGAGTTCCGCTCCTACCTGCTAGGCGGGGTGTTCGCGGAGTCCAATCTCGTGGTTCCCGCCGCCCGCCGGATCACCCGGCAGATGATCGCCCGGGCGGTGAACTACTTTTTTGCGACCGACCCGTGGTTCGCCATCTATCCGGTGGGCGAACTCGACAAGGTCCGTGCCGACAAGACCGACCGCTATATCCGCTGGAAGATGGACATGGCGGGGCTCAAGCGCACCGAGGAGCTTTCCATCGAGCGGGCGTTCATCCAAGGCGAGTCGGTCGTCAAGACGACGTGGGCGAACCGGGGGCAGATTTACAAGACCGAGGCGACCGTGCTCATCGACGCGCAGGGCAAGGACATCCTCGGGGTGGATGGTGACTACATCCTCGAAGACGACCTGTGGGTGGAGGACACCATTGAAGACCCGTCAACCGGGCAGATGATGCCCGCCGGGATGCTGGTGCTCAAGCGCGACGGGCAGACCCCGCAGCCGCAGGAGATGCTTTGGCAGGCCAAACCGATCACCCGCAAGATCACCCACTACAAGGGGCCGGAGGCGAAGGTGGTTCACTTCAAGGACTTCCTTTGCCCGCTGGACGCGGAAACCGTGCAACTCGCCGATTGCGTCGTCCACCTTTACGACATGCCGCTGATGGACTTGGCGGACCAGTGGAAGAAGAGCATCGACGCCGGAGCGTCCGGGCCGGAGCAGGTCAAGGCGACGCAGGACGCGATCAACCTGCTTCGCACGCTGGCGTCTTCCGGACAGCAATCCAACAGCGCCCAGAACTCCACGGAGGTCGATTCGGCCACCCGGGACAGCTCCGGATCCGCCAACAAGACCCAGCCTATCATCGAGATCGCGGAGTTCCATCTCCGTTACGACGCGGACGGCGACGGCATTCTTGAAGACGTGATGCTGGTGATCGACCGCAAGACCAAGACGCCGATCTTCTACGACTACGAGGCGAACGTGACGCCGGACGGGCTGCGTCCGTTTTCGGTGGTGCGCGTCAACGAGGTTCCGGGGCGCTGGTATGGCATCGGCTCGATGGAGATGTTCAACACCTCCCAGCAGATCGTGGACTTGCTGGTGAACCGCTGGAACTACGGCAACTCGAAAGCGGCCCGGGTGGATTTCTGGAGCCCCCACAACACGGTGGAAGGGCGGTCGAACTCGGATCTCGAACTCAACTGGGGCGGCACCTACACGCCCGCTCCCGGCAAGACGGCGGAGGACTGCCTGAAGAGCGTCTATCTGGAAAACAACACGGCGGACCAGCTCCAGACGCTCACCGAGTTCTTCATGCAGCTCATGTTGAACGAGAGCGGCATCGCCAACGCCAACGACGGCAACTCGATCGGGATGGACTCGACCAAGCTGGCGACCGGCATCCGCAACATCGAGAAGAGCGGGCAGGAGTTGTTCTCGCTGCACATCGGCCACATCGAGCCCGGCGTCTCCGACACGCTCGAAAAGATGGCGAAGCTGGTGTTCTCCAATCTCGACCCCACCGAGGTCTATCGTTACTTCGAGGACGGCGAGGGCGGGGAAGGGGGCGCGGAGCTGATGACCATCAACGCGGGCGACATCTCCAACATGGAGATCGACACGCGCATCCTGCTGACCCGCTACCGGGGCGAGCAGATCCTCGAAAGCTCGATCCGCGCCGTGCAACTGGTCCAAGAGTTCTACGCCGAGGTCCGGCCCGAGGTGCAGGAGCGCACGGCGGGGCTCTACCAGCAAATGCTCAAGGCGCTTCAGGTTGCCAACGCCGACGACATCATCCAGCCGCTCATGACACCCCCCGTCGCTCCGGCAGGTGGAAGCAGCGGACTCCCCGACGCCAAGGCGACCGCATCCGCCGCCACCGGCAAGACCCGCACCCAAGACCCACTCTATTGATTATGAAACAACTATCAGCATCCGAGAAAATCGCCACAGATCACGCCGCCAACACCCTCCGCGACATTGAGTTTCTGGGCGACTGCCGGGAGTTCAAGGTGTTCATGTCCGGCTTCAAGGCGCGGGCGGACCAGATGGCGGAAGCCATCCTGCATGACAACGAGCTCACCCCCGTCGAGCGCGAGGCGCTGCGGCGCGAGCGGCTGGGGGTGCTGGAGGTCATGCAGGCCCCGGCGCTGATCCGGCAGGGCGCGACGAGCGTGCTGCGGTCGCACGGGATCGGCTAGGAGTCTTGCGGCGGATTGAGCGCCGAGTCGCAGCAGCCGGATTGTCGAAACCTCACCACTTTCCCAGCGGGCATTTCTCCGATGCCATCCGCAGCTTCGCCTGCGTAGAGCATCCGCACTTGCGGCAGCGGCCCGCCGGGTTCCACAGGTCGCAGCTCTGGCAGACTGACTGGCGGCTGGCGAGTGTTTCCGCATCCGCCAGCTTGAACCCCGACTTGCCCCATGCCGCCGCCGATAGGATAAGGCCGGATGCCATCTCTGCCACGCTGGGGAGTTTGCTCGCCTCGGTGTTTTTCCCATCCGCGATGCACTGCTGACAGGCGAGTGCGTGTGGCTTGCCGCCGTAGCGGTTGATCGAGCAAGTGAAGCCGATGGCATCGCGGGGTGATTGAAACTGGCAGGTCATGGCGGTGAGATGGTGATTGTCGCTGGCGCGACGGCATAGCCCCCACCTAAATCCTCTTGGAGAGCATAAGTCCCGTAGGGAAATTTAGGGCCGGGGAGATTCTGCCGATAATAATAAGCGTTGAGCATGAGCGGCTGGTATGCGGGGAATTCGCTGAGGACGCTGTATTGGGAGGATGGGAAGGTGGAGAAATTCAGGACTCCGCTCGTGCCTCCGGTGCTAAACAAGCTCGCCGCCGAAAGCAGTAATCCGCCGGTGGTTGCGTCCCATATCACCCCCGCGTTTGGGCGTAATGAAAGGGTGACGCCTCGTAACATATAAAAGCATGAATACACGCGAGGCAAGGTTTGCCCCCATACTTCAATTGAGCTCGGCCTGTTATCATAGCCCGGCCCCCACAGCTGCGCGTTCGGGTCGCAGCCGCAGCACGCGCAACTCACCTTGCCATCTTTGATGATGATTTTGCCTTTTTTCTTTGCGATGGTAGCCATGGCTCAAGGTTGTTAATATGTGGAGGATTCGCTTTCGCTGCCGGAGGAATCATCGTCATCGCATTCGGTCGTTCCCGTCCATTCGAGCTCTTCGCCTTCGGACGTGAGTGCCGATAATTCGCCCGCAGGCTCAAGCAGCTGCCAAGCCGTCCCTTTCCAATAGAGAATGGATCCTTCCTTGTCGGCTTCAAACAGCGGAAGGCGGACATCTCCGTGCTGGATTTGGAAAATCTCCTTGACCACATACTCCGAGGACTCGGTATCCAGCTTGATCTGGGCGATGTTGATTTTTCCTCCTCCGGCAATGAGCCCGTCGCCCGCGCCTCCGCCAACCGCCAAACTCGCGCTCGTGACATATTTGTCATCGTCGAGGGTGATCTCCAGCGTGATATAATCCCCGTCCCCCGGGTGTTGGTTTTGCAGTCCTTCAACATCGCAGGAGGAGTTTTTCGCGTCGAAAACCGTGCCTCCGCCAATGTTCAGTCCATCCTCATCTTCTTTGTCTGACCTTGAGACGATGAACGCGCCGACATGGCCTCCCTTTGCCGGGACGTTGCCGTGCTGCTGCCCCCAGATGTGGTAAACAGCATCGAATCCGGGCTTACCGGAGGGGAGCCGGATGACTGTCTCGTTGAACATCTTGAGCTTCATCATGAGCAGTTCAAGATCGCGGAATTTCCGCTCCAAGTTGGCGACCTCGCTGCGGATTCCCGAAACGTCTTCGTTGAAGTTCATGACCGCAGCATATTCCTGAACGAGAAACTTGCCAGAACATAAAGTTTCAAACGAGTGTTTGCCCATGCCCAATACCGATCAGGCGCAAGCCGACCCTACGGACGACCCAACGGTCTCAGATCCTTTGGATGCTGAGAACACCCACGACAATGGGACTAGCACCCTGTCCGACTATGCGGCTGAAGTGGCCGCCCTTTCGCTGGACGACCTCCCGGGCGACGAGCCCGAGGATGAGTTTGGCGCTGAGGAAACCGAAGCGGAGCAATCCGGCGAGGAAGTTGGAGAGGATGCGAACGAGGAGTCTTCTGAAGAGGACGCGCTGGAAGATCCAGAACCCGGAAACTCAAACCGCTTCCGCATTCGTGCGAAAGACGACGTTGAGGCCGAGGCGCTGGCTCTTCGGAAGCGTCATCCAGACTTGAGCCTGAAGGACTGCATCGCGAAAGCGGAGTTGATCCTCGGGGTCGGAGTCGAATCGGAGGAATTTCAAGAAGAGGTGTCTCAAGGTGACACCGCCGAGTCCGTGAACGCGCAGATCGAAGAACTCCGGAGGCTCCGCAAGGAGGCCACCTCCGAGATGGAGTTCGACACGGTGAGCGACCTCACGGACCAAATCGACGATTTGCGCGACCGGCGCGAGGAATTGAAGGTCTGGGAATCTCAGGTGCGAGCCGAGAGCGAAACCAAGGCCCAGCAATCCTTCGAGTCTGAATACGTCAAATCGGAGCGGCTGGCAGTCACCTACTACCCGGACACCACCAACCCGGACAGCGCCATGGTCAATCGCATGGTCGAACTCGACGCGCAGATGCGCGACATGGGCGATCCGCTTTACCACTCCCCGGACAAGCCGTTCCTGCTGGCGAAAGCCGCAGCGCGTGATCTGGGAGTCATCATGACCAAGCCGGGCAACGCCCCCGCGAAACCTTCTCGTTCGTCAAAAAGTCCCATGCAACCCGCTCCGGGAAACCGAAGCACAACTTCCACTGATTCAAGCAGGACGCTCGAAGCGGAAATTGACGCGCTGGACTCTCTTCAAGATTACGAACGCAAGTTCGGAAGAGGCTGACAGCGGGGATTTTCCGGCTTTGGCGGCAGGCGGCGACCAGTGGTGATTCACAGAACATCAACCTAACCAACTACTACCATGGCTAACCAAGACTTCAACACGCCGAACAGTTACGGCACCCTCAAAACCGCCCCTCTGGGCAATGCGAACAACATCCGCCAGCTCTGGCGGAAAGGCGCACTGCTCGCGGAGCAATCCACCGACTTCTTCCAAGAGATGGAAGGCAAGTCGGAACGCTCGCTGATCTGGGCTCAGACCGATCTGAGCAAAGGCAACGGCTCGATCATGAACTTCACCACCCAAGCGGGCTTCTACAAGAAGCCGAAGCTCGGCGACGCGTTGTTCGAGGCCGCAGGCGACTTCGACAAAATCAAGCAAGGCAACTTCCAACTCACGGTCGATTTCGCCCGCTGGGCGGTTCGCACCAACAAGCGGATGGAGGAGATGATGGGCATGCGCGGAGACATCGAGAGCGGCGTCAACGTCGAGCTCGGCAAGAACCTCGGTCGCTTCAAGACCGAGCAAGTCTTCGGCCTCACCCTGCTGAAGCTCCCCGCCGCGAACGTCATGTTCGCCAACGGCAAGACTGAGGCCACCCTGAAAAGCGCCGACACGCTCCGCTGGGACGAGGTCGTCTCCGTGGGCCAAGCGATGATGCCGATGGGAGGTCTTCCCGCCGACATCGCCGGAGCAGGCTCCAAGCAGCCGATCTGGTCTCAGACCTTCGTGGCGACCACCCCGTCGCTCACAAGCCTGAAGCTGGACAGCGCATGGCGCGACGTTTTGAAGAACGGCGACATCCGGGGTCAAGGCAACACCGTCTTCAAGGGCGGCTATCCTTCGATCGACGGTCACACCGTGGTTCCCTACAACCCGATCGACCATGACGGCGTCGGCCCGATGGGATCGTTCCTCAACCCGAAAGCCTTCCTTGGCGGTGCCGCTATTACCGCCGGGACTACCACGATCGACGTGAAGGGCGGAGGCAACACCACCGATATGGATGACTCCGAGTTCTTCCGTTACTTCGAGGGTTCGCCTTACGAGTTCATCGACACCGGATCGTTCACCGCCGACGCGAAAACCCGCTACTTCGTCATCTACAACCTGACGGGTGCGGACGCTGGCAAGTGGGGGATGTATGCCTACACCACCGGCAACAACGGTTCCAAGATCGCCATCACGGCGCGTCTTGCCTCCGCCGCGTCCGGCATTGCCCATACCGTCATCGGCGGTGCAGCTAACACCGCTGGTGTTGGTGGCACCTACACCGCGAGTGGCGATGCCGCCGCCGGGGTGCAGTGGAACGCCGCGCTCAACACCGACGCGCATCCGATCGGTTCGTTCATCTTCCCGGTGAACAACCTCGGCGTGCCGATCGGCGACACGCTGGCTCTCGGTCGTTCCGGCATCCTCCGGGGCTACGGCGAGTTCCGCGCCGAGCACACCACCGACCTGCTCAACGGCAAGTTCGTGACTGACCGCTACTGCACCAGCGTCTTCGGCCAGACGTTCAAGAAGGACACCAAGGACCGTGTGACCAGCGTGATGCGCTTGCGCCACGCGATCACCTACCCCGGCATCAAAATGCCGATCCGCGCCTAAGCGACCCGGCAGGGAGGGGGATTCGTCTCCCTCCCTGCCCACCCCTTTCCCCAATCCGCCAGCATGAAATTCATCATCTTCATTTCCGATACGATCCGGCACGGTAATTTCCCCCGCATCGACGGGTTCATTTATTCGATGGATCATGACAAGTATCTCTACGCCGGGCGGGAGTTGACTGTCGGCGAGTTCAACGACGCTGCGAAAACCGTCTTTTCTCCCGAGTTCCGCAATCAGGGGTTCACCTTTCTGGTGCAGGCCGTAGGCCCGGAAATCGAAGCCCAAATCGCCAAGGACAAAGCCGATGCGGCGGAGGCGCTTGCCGCCGCCAACAAGGCCGCCAAAAAAGCCGCCGCCGTTGCCGCCGTTGATGAGCAAGTGATCGCGCCGGATCCCGCCGCCCCTGAGTTCTCCTTTGAGGGACGGCATATTTTCCAAGGCGGCGTGCGCGTCGCAGGGCTCTTCGGCGAGGACTCCCAACTCCGCGTCCGCGCCGAGCACGCTAACCTCCGCCCCGCCATCGAGGCGTGGCTGTCCGCCAATCCCCAATAACCAACCGCATTCCTAAAATACCATGAGCGCCCTATCCGATGCCCTTGAAGTCTCGCTGCTGAACCATCTGCTTCGAGCCACCCCTTACACCCCGCCCGGCACGCTTTATGTCGGGCTCTTCACCGCAGATCCCGGCGAGTCGGGAGTTACCAGCGAAGTGAGCGGCGGCAGCTACGCCCGCGTTGCTGTCGCTCAAAATGCCACCAACTTCCCGCAGTGCTCTTTGAGTGCCGCGCCAATTAAAACCAACGGCGTTGCAATCACCTTCCCCACCGCAACCGTCGCTTGGGGGACGATCACCCATTGGGCGATCTATGACAGCGCGACCGGTGGGACCAGCGGGATGCTGGTTCATGGTGCGCTTGCAAGCTCCCGCTACGTCTCACTCGGCGACACGCCGAAAATAGGGGTAGGCGCGGTATCCATTACCATGACGAACGCCAACAGCGGCGGCTTGACGGACTTCGCCAAGCGCAAACTGCTTGATCTCGTCTTTGGAAACACCTCTTACGACGTTCCAGCCGCCGTCCATGTGGCGGTAGGATCGGCGCTGACCGGGGAATCGCTCGCTGCATGGACTGACTCTGGCTATTCCCGCAAAATCGCATCGTTTGGCGCTCCATCCGGCGGGGCGGCGGCCAATACCGCCGTCCTCACGCTCAACGACTCGGTCGTTTCCGTGACCGGGCCGCTAACTCATTTCGGGATCTATGACGACGCCTTGCTCGGCAACGCATTGGTCCTCGGCGCGTTGGGAACCGCAAAGTCCGTCCCGATTGGTGACAGCGCCAAGTTCGCGGTGGGGTCGATTGTGGTGACATTCAACTAATCGTAATTTATGGCATACTTACACGCGGACCTCTCGACCGTCCTCCTCAACCATCTGTTGAGGGGTGTTCAGTATGTGCCTGTCGCAACATATCACATCGGCCTGCTTACCTCCTCGTCAGTGGAAGTATCCGGCGGCGGCTACGCCCGCGCTGCCATAGCCAATGACCGAAATTCCTTCCCTGATTGCCCGCTCGATGAACTTCCCACCAAGACCAACGGCGTTGCAATCACCTTCCCCACCGCAACCGCCGCTTGGGGGCGTATCACCCATTGGGCGATCTATGACAGCGCGATCGGTGGGACCAATCAGCAACTAGCCGTAGGCTGGATTGGGAGTAGCATCAGACTTGTCAGTGGTGGCGCAACGGTAAAGATCCCGGCGGGCAGCCTCGTTATATCACCCGTAATGTGGAACGGGGATTACAAGGACTCCGGCTTTGGTGGAACCGACGATCCTTTAAGTAAGGGTTACTCTGACCTTGGAGAAGGTATTGCAAGATCGTTATTGGACATGGTTTTCGGGCGCGTTCATCATACTCCGTTATCGGCATTGTATGTGTCGTATGGCTCTTTTTATGCGTTAGCGGGTCAGTCCTCAGCTTATTATCAGGAGTATAATGCGGTTAATTATGCCAGAGCTTTAGCCACATTTTCCTCTCCAATAAATGGGGCTACGGCTAATGTGGGAGAGCTCACCTTAAACACCAACAGCATAAACCCCCCTTACGCCCCGACCCACTTTGGAATTCACGATCACCCAACAGCAGGAGACCTCATCATCCGTGGATCTATATGGGCAGCCCCATGGGTCTTTGCTGGTGACTCCGTGAAATTCCCCGCCGGAGAATGCAAAGTGAATTTATTATAACATGGCTAACAGACAATTATACGGTGTTGCGAGAGAAATGTTTGAGGTGAAAGTTTTCACCTCCATGACCTCCGTTGTGCTTCTGTCGGCTTCGTCCATGGTTTCCGCGACTGCCAATGCAACGCTTACCGGTCAGAACTCGGCTCTTCAAGCCTCCTCGATAACCGGCACCACTGCGGTTGCCGCATTAGGAGTCAATAAAACGGAGTTTCTCCAAAGCTCCGCCAAAACCGATGTTTCCTCCACGGCGGTCTTGAGCGGGGGCAATCTTTTCTTCCAAGGCTCCGCCGTAACCGATGTTTCCTCCACGGCGGTCTTGAGCGGGGGCAATCTTTTCTTCCAAAGCTCCGCCAAAACCGATGTTTCTGCCACGGCAAACGTCGGCGGGGGCAATCTTTTCTTCCAAGGCTCCGCCGAAACCGGTGTTTCCGCCACGGCACTCTTGGTTGGCGCGTTGAAGTCATTGCAGGCAAGCTCAGTGACCGTGTTCTCCGCCATGGCGAATCTCACCGGGACAAGTGACAGCAGGGGAATAACCGTGTGCGAAGTGATCGACGACATCCTCCTGATGTGGGCGATCCCCTGCCGCGAATCCGCTCCTGACTTTGCGATCGAGAGGGCGATGAACGACCTAAACTCGGCGATCCAGACGATATGGAACCAAGCGGACGACCACCGCTACTTCACGGTCAGCACGCTCACCCTGGAATTCGCCGACGCGGTGACCGTTGCCGCGATTCCTGACAACGTGCAGAACGTCATCGGTCCGTGCCGCCTCGCCGCCAACAAGCGCCCGCTGTCGCCGGTCGCGACGCTCGCGGAGTTGGAATTGTTCCAGAGCCTTTACCTCGAAGGCGGCGAAACGGACGAGCCCGTCGCCTACCACATCGACCGCCGCTACCAGCATGGCGTCGAACCGGCCAAGTGCGCCATCATTATCACCCCCGCGACCATCGGTTCGACAAGCATTCTGTTGGACGTAATCAAGGAGGCTCCTAGTTATTCATCTTCCGACCTCAATGACTGCCGAATCATCCCAATCCCCCACCTCTACGCGGAAAGCCTGCTGATGCCGATCACCCGCTACCGCGCCTCCACCTTCTTTCTGTTCGCCGACAACGACCACAAGCCGGGAATCGAACGGGATTACCAGATGGCGATGGCGTCCATCGGCATGGCGGACCCGAATCCAGCCAAGCAACCCGAAGCCGTGGAGGTGGCCGCTAAATGAAAGCCATCGCCCTTGCCAACCGTCTCGTCCGCGACCTCACCGAGGGCGGCTTGAGCGACCTTCCGGCGAACACCCGGCTGGAGGTGCTCGACGCGATCAACGGCGGGCTGCAAAAGCTCGACGCCATCGCGCCTTTTCAAACCAAGACGACCACCGCGTCGCTCTACCTCGAACCCGCCTCGACCCTCTCCATCGGCGTGACCCACGGCAGCACGGAGACGACCGGGACGGCGTTCAGCGCCAACCAATACGGGCGCTCGATCCGCATCGCGGGCGACGACATCGACAACCAGATTTCCGGCCTGAACTCGCTGCTGCACCCCTACACCGGAGCGACAGGCACCGTGAGCGCGGTGATTTACAGCGACGCGGTGGCGATGCCCGAGCCTTACGCCGAACTCGTCGGCGACCCGAGGATCCTCGAAACCGGGCGCGTCCTGACCCATCACAAGTTCCGCCCGACGACGTGGCAGCGCAAGCAGACCGCCGAGCCCCGGTTCTACTGGATGGAATCGAACGCCGGGAACCGCTCGCCGGGAGTGCCGTCAGTGATCCGCTTCGACACGCTTTCCGATCGCGCCTATCGGCTGGAGGTCGAGGTGATCCTCGCGCCCGCCCGCGTTTTGTTTTCCGACCTCCTGACTCCCGGTCCGGAGCTGCCGTTGCGCGGCGAGCACGTCGAGCTTTACCTCCTGCCGGTCGCACGCGGCCTGCTCGCCACCTCCGCCATGTGGCGCGATGAGGGCAGCAAGGGAGTCGCCCGCGAGGAGGCGAAGACGGCGGAACAAAAATACGAAGTGCTCGCCCCCAAGACTCTCGCCACCCCGCGCAGCAGCGCGAGAACCAAAACCGGATACTGAAATGGAAAACGTCGTAAGAATTGAAGACATCCCCGAGTTCGTGGAGCGCACGATCTCCGCCGTGCGGGACGGCATCGCGCTGGCCCGCAAGGCTGGCGTGCTGGCGGAGCTGCCGAAGGAAATCCAGTTCGACATGACGGTGATCGGAGCGTGGCAGTCCGCCGCTCTCGCGCTGGTGTCCGTGGACACCTCGACTGGCACGGACACCTCGACTGGCACAGACACCTCGACCGGCACGGACACCTCGACCGGCACGGACACCTCGACCGGCACGGACACCTCGACCGGCACGGACACCTCGACCGGCACAGACACCTCGACCGGCACGGACACCGACACCGGCACGGACACCTCGACCGGCACGGACACCTCGACTGGCACGGACACCGACACCGGCACGGACACCTCGACCGGCACGGACACCTCGACCGGCACGGACACCGGCACGGACACCGACACCTCGACCGGATACGATTCCGACCAGTCCTCCGCCTACGGCTACAACAAATAAACGCGCATGGACTACAATCACGTCGTCAACAGAGCCGGGCAATCCAGCAAAAGTGCAAGCTCCAGCAAGAGTGGAAGCTCCAGCAAGAGTGGAAGCTCCAGCAAAAGTGGAAGCTCCAGCAAGAGTGGAAGCTCCAGCAAGAGTGGAAGCTCCAGCAAGAGCGGAAGCACCAGCAAAAGCGGAAGCTCCAGCAAAAGCGGAAGCTCCAGCAAGACCGGATCTTCCACTTCCAGCAAGAGCTCCACCAATAACGGAAATTCCAATAAAACCGGGTCTTCCACTTCCACCAAGACCTCCTCCAATAATGGGTCTTCCCAGAAAACGGGCGAGTCCCGCCAGTTCGCCAACGTGGCGTGCCGGATCACCTTCTCCGTCCCGATCCTCGGGCGCGTCCCAACCACCCCCGGCGCAAGCTGCTAAACCATGAGCATTCAAGATCGCATCACCGACCGTGGGACCGTTGTTCCCGCATTGAGACAGGGGATTCCCGGAGCCACCGGAGCCACCGGAGCCACCGGAGCCACCGGACCTATCGGGCCTATCGGGAACACCGGGCCTATCGGGAACACCGGATCACCATCCACTACCCCCGGCCCCCAAGGCCCCCAAGGCATCCAAGGCATCCAAGGCATCCAAGGCATCCAAGCCACCGTGGACGCCACCATCATCGACGGTAGCGCGAATGCCGTCGCAGGCAATGCGGTCTTCGACGCGCTTGCGCTCAAGGCTCCGCTCATCTCACCATCGTTTACCACCCCCACGCTGGGAGCCGCCACCGCAACGACAGTTACCGCGAGCGGCGTAATCTCTACAACCGGAGCCAACGGCACCATCTCCACAAGCGGAATCACCGCTGGCATCTCCACAATCGGAGAATACGCCACCATCAGCACAGCAGGAGCCAACGGTAGCATCTCCACAAGCGGAAACTACGGCAACATCTACACAGAAGGCTCCGATGCCAGCATCGGCACACAGGGAGCCAACGCCTCCATCTCCACCGGCGGAGTTGGGGCATACATCTCAACATTTGGAGACGACGCATTTATCTCCACCAGCGGAATCAATGCCTCCATCTCTACAAGCGGAGCTAACGCAGATATTTTTACAGTCGGAGACGACGCCACCATCTCCACGGAAGGAGCCAATGCTAGTATAATCACAACCGGAACCGATGCATACATCGCTACAACTGGAATCAACTCTGCAATCTTCACGCAAGGAGACAATGCTAATATAGGCACAACCGGAGCCAACGCCATCATCTCCACAACAGGAGCTGGCGCCAGCATCTCCACAGGCGGAGCCAACGCCAACATCTTTACAACCGGATCTGATGCTCAAATCTACACCGAAGGAGCTGACGCAAGTATTGGCACATCTGGAGTGAATGCTTATTTCTTCACAACTGGAGCCAACGCAACACTTGGAACATACGGAGACGACGCCACAATGTTCACATACGGAGCCAACGCCACCATCTCCACACTGGGAGACTATGCCAGCATCTCCACAAGCGGATTAGAAGCCTCCATCAGCACAGGCGGAAACTTCGCCCACATCTCCACAAACGGAGACGACGCATATATATACACAAGCGGACTTTCAGCCAGCATCGGCACACAGGGAGTTGG